ACTTTGTAAGCAAGCCAGCTTTCTTTAGATCCGCAATCATGCCGCCAGCGTATGAATTTACAAGCGCACCAGTTATTGAGTCAACGGATCGAGTAGCACCCTCAAACGGCGCATTCACACCAACAAGAGCAGCCTCTAGGCCAAGAGATGGATCGCCGGTCATCTCATCAGCGCGTTCTGCTAGAGCCATTAACTTTTGCTCTTTGAGAATATTCATATACCGATTGCGCTTTTCGATCTTCTTGGCAATCTCTGCCTCTTTTGCAATCAGCAATCCACGCTCGAAGATAGCAGACTCGATCTGATCCAATGCGCCAGCAGCTTGCCGAGCCTTCTTCTCAGCGTTTAGCTCTGTCAGGATCTCATCAAGCTCATCATCACTTAACCGGCCTTTGTTGGCTTCATCAGCAATCTTTAAACAATCTGCCATTATGACCTCGCCACGCAAACGGTTACGGCTTCAGTGACCTCAACATACGCCTGAGCCTGAGCATCTATCTGTTCTATCTCATCGAGCTGCTTGATCTGATCCGGTGTAAGTTCACCATCTTCACGCATCTGAGCAATGATTGCCTCTTCTTGCGCGATTGGCTCATCAAGTTCAATGTCATCACCAATGCGATCAAAACGTGCAGCGGCTTCAAGATCAGCAAGGGGATCTCCCTCAATGTTAAGGCCATGACGTGCAGCCATTTCTGCTTGCGTATCTAATATTCGACCAGTCACGCTTTCAAATGCTGGCATTACATCTATATCGTTTAAAGACATTTCTTGAGAAATAAGCGCAATCTCTTCGTCAGTAATATCACGAGCGCCTAAGGTTTCAAGATCTGCACGTATATCTGCGCGACGAGAAAGCTCTGCCTCGAAGTCATCCTTAGAAACGCTGTATGTTCTCCACGCATCAGCCTTCTCCATGTCCTGCCTGGCAAAAGTAAAGTTACCTCTGCTTTCTTCAGACAGCGCATCGATCAGTGCATTCGTGCTTCTCTCCGGTAGGAACCCAGCTTCAAATGCCATCTCAGCCGCATCATCAAGATTGGTATCAGTCTTTGTATTGCTGATGCCATTGACCATATTGCCCTTGCTGTTGATGTATCCAGCGCGGCCCTCAATGCCAAGGTTCTTTAATTCACCTCTAAACGTAGGATCTTGATCGTTTATGCCGCCACGAGCACGTATATACTCGCTGAGAGTTTGTGGCCGAGCAACAGCCTTTGGCAAAACCATTGCAACATTGATGCCTTGATCTGTTACGAACTGACGAACCGCAGTTTCGTATGTAACGCGACCGCCGGTAACGCCGTACATCTCACGAGTTTGCTTTACGACACGATCAGCCTTAGCCATTGCTTCGGCCTCAGTCATACGCGGAGGAAGCTCAATAGGCACAACATCAGTACGAACGGGAGCCTCAGGCTCAGAAGCTCTGACTACAGCCTCAGCATCTACGTCAGCACGAGTGAGCATTCCACCTACAGTGCCGATAGCTCCACCGAGAAACAGCCCAGCGCCTACATTCAGCAGCGCCTCGCCCATTGTGTAGTCAAGTTGCTGATCTCTTGAGAGGCCATAATATAGCGGCTCAGTGAGCAAAGCACCGGCAGTGCCCTCTATGGCTCCGACCCTTGCTCTGCCACCCACACGGCCAAACCTTGCTATGGATGAGGCTCTTCCAGCCTGACCAACAAAAGGAATAAACATTGTGGCGACTTCAACCGGATCTGTTGCCATTGCCAGCATACCGCCACCAAACTTAGCAACGCCAGGCAAGAACCCTGTTGGGCTGCGAGAGATGATAGCATTACGCATAACCTCTTCTTTCTTGCCCTCATAAAGCAGACGGGCCTCTTCTTGCGTCATAGGCTCATCAAATGTCAGAAGATCACCGTATTGCTCAGTAAGATCCTCTGGCGTAGACAGCCTGCCTTCTTCGATGCTTTGCTGAAACAGTGCATCTTTCTGACCTTGGCTTTCTTGGTATAGACCATCGAGCTTAGAAAGCAGCTCTTCGCGCTGGACTGGATCTGTCGTTGTGTCCAGATCATACTCAATAGCAGCTTGCAGATTACGACGATCCCGCTCTGCTTGTGCAAACTGCTCACGCTGATCTTCAGTAAGTGCCGTTGTTGCCGCTTGACCTTGCTGGAATGCACGAGAAATCAACGTGCCAGTCATTGGCGTACCGGCCATCTCAGTTACAGCACGACCCAGAGAAACGCGAATATCATCTCCAGCAGTTACGCGGAGAACCCTATTCTCTGTTATGAGCGGTCTAGCTCTCATTCTGTTGTCTTAGCTCCGGTAGCAAATGCCTCTGCTTCAGCTTCAAACCCAGCCGCCTCATCAATTTCTATCTTCAAAGGCTTGTTAGCGCCCGTTTGCTCCTTAACTATTTTTTGACTTTCTTTTAAATATCCCATCGCCTCAGCGCTCTCTGGAGTTCGAGCATATATCTCATTTAATATTCGAGACATTTCTGAGAACTTAACTTCATATTCAGATCCGTCTTTAGTGAGAACAGGAAGCTCTGTGCCATTTACTGTGTAGTGCAACACCAAGCCATCGCCTCTACCATTGTTCAGCCACATTCCGGTTGAGGCTATAGAGGCAAGAGAAACTGCCTCATCAACAAAGCCAGGATATTGTGCGGAATCCAATGGCTCTATGTTGAGCGTTCTCAATATATCTTCATTAAGAAACATAGACGCATTTGACTCTATGACCTGAGCGTCAAATTGTTTTGGAATTACATACTTACCCTGCCTATTAAGCACCACTTGGTCAAACTCTGCTATGATGTCAGCGACAGCAGTCTCAGCAGCAGTAGCGGGATCGAAGCCTTCTTTAACTCTGGTAAGAGCCATCTTCTCTATAACCATATACTGCTCGTTAAATATCTCTTCAGCCTGTGCGCCACCGCCAGCAAGAAAGCCCTCACGGTAATCTGCAAGCAGCATAGTAATTCCTTTTCTGGTGTCAGTTACATCAGTTGTTTCAAGGCCTACTTTTATTTCCTTCATATCTCGACCAGATATATCCAGAAGCTCTTTCTGAATTGTTATATCCGTAGTATATAGCGCCTGCACATATTCTGGACGCAGCCCTTGCGCCCTCAACTCTTCAATAAATTTAGGCGCAACATCTCCAAGACTAGATGTGATTTGAGTAAACACGCCTGGCGCAACATCAGTCTCAATGCCTTGAATGATATTCACCATTTGAGAGGCAAAGGCTTTTGGCATAACATTTCTTTGATTTTGAGGAGTTCCCAAATTATCAAATTGAGTTTGAGTTATATCATTAAGAATTAAAATCCCCTCTGCTGCGAGGCCAATGTTTCCATCGGCTATCATGCCTTGAATGTCCTCAATCATTCCAGCAGCAGATTTATTTGTTTGAGCTACAAAAAGCCCAGAATCTTTTGCAAGTGCATCGTTTCTATTGGCAACGGCCTCAACCCAATCAGCATGCCTTTTGACAGCCTTAGCGGGATCGGGAGATGTGCTGATCTCATCGAATAACTCACCTGCTATAGATGCCGCTCGATCCGGTGACATATTTGATAGAGCGCCACGATTAAGAACATCCTCATTTGCATCATTCCATGCCTCTTTATAGGCAGCAGCTTGGTCTGGTGGAAAGATGTCATCAATCGCACCCCCATTAAACTCATATCCCTCTGGCGCTTCGCCAGTAACGCCAAGAACTACTATGGCATCATTCAATTCACTGAGAGATTGCTGTTGCGCCCGATTAACTTCAGACTTCAGATTGTTATCGAGCGAGATCATAAAGGATCTGTTCTGCTCATAGGTATAACCAGGCAGAGGGTTCTTTTCATATTCCTCTAGCAATAGCTGCTTTGCGCCAATGCTATCGGCATTGTCATACAGATATAAGCGGTTCTGCCTAACGGCTTGCTTGAGCGTTGCGTCAACAACCTTGCGAGCATTTTCCTCTTTTATGCCAAGCTCTAACTGATCCGCTAAGAGCTTAGATCCAGCAGCCTCGATGCTTTCTCTCGTTGCGCCTGGCTGTATTGCACTATCAAGTATTTCCTGAGAGCCAATAGAAACGATCTGAGTTACGCGCTCTTTTGCAGCAGCTTCAGCTTTTCTAAATGAGATATCGGAATAGCGACCTTGATAGGTCATTGCGCTATCGCCTAGACGGGCAGACAGCACACCAGCAGCAACCGGATCAACCGCTTGCATAGAAGCAGCATATCCATCTTGAATATCTGCCATAGATGCTTGGAACGCAGACATAGACATATTGTTCTTGTCAGCATCACGAACAAGGTTCTGCATGTCCTGTTTTGCTAAGCTCTCGATCTCAACAACAGCAATCCGATTAGCAGCATCAGATGCAGCACGCTCTGCTATTGTAGTAGGACCACCGGCCTCACGTAGCGCCTCCAGAGTAGGCAAAGCACCTTCTTCGCGCACACGCTCTTGCCCACGCAGTTCTGCTGCTTGAGCGGCCTGTTTGAAGGCAAAATCTGACATGCGATCTACTTGCTGAGAAATAGTCTGGCCGAGCCTTGCCTGCTCGCGCGTAGCCGCAAAGTCCATCTGTTGTGGCTGTCTGGTTTGTAAACCAATGCGCTGATATCTGGGAAGGATAGCCATGTCTTAACCTATGCTAATTGTCCGTATCTGTATGCACCCTGTCCGAGTGTACCGGCAGCGCCAACGAAAGAGCTTAACTGTGCAGCTTGACCCGCCTGCTTGTAAATACCAGCCTGTGTGCTTGCTTGACCGAGAGCCATAACCGCATTGTCAGCAGCAACATTAAACTCTCTTACGCCCTCACCCATTGCAAAGCCTTGCAGTGTTGCGGCAGAACCAGATGTGGGATCAATGCCACCGGCAGCACCGCGAGAGATAATTGCAGCAAGAGTTTCGTTTAGATTGCGCAGAGCATCGGCACCCTTTTGCTTATATGCAATGGCCTCAGATCTGCCGCGAAGCTCTGCTTGTCTTGCTTGCGCCTCATATTGTCTGCGCTGGGCAGCACCCGCTGCCATTTGGCCAAGACCAGAAACCGCAGCAGAGGCAAGCTGAAAGCCACCGCTGGCCGCTAACCCTGTTGCTGCTGTTGCTAATGGAGCTAAGAAAGCCATATCAATTCCCCACACTTAAACGATACTCAAGACCCAGAACGGTCATGGCCAATGGCACAGATTGGCTTATCGTTATTTGTCCAGTGCCAGTATATCCCAGCAAGCCGTGAGCAGTCTTGGTGCCGGTAAACGGTTGCACCGCTGTATCGAGCACATCTTCGCCAAAGTTCCTAAAGGAAACTTGCTTGCCGTTGATAGTCATATCTTGCGTATCATTGATAATAGCATCAACTTGAATGATCCGCTTCTTAAATCCTTGCACCGAGCCAGAAGATAACACCGGCTCCGCTGGCATTGTCCGAGCTGTTACAGTGTAGTCCAAGCCCACCTGATAGCTAGTCGTTGCCGCTGTTGCGAAGGTAATCGTGTAGGGCGATGCTGGCACGACTTGAGTAGGCTCCACAACCCCATCACGAATGATTGATACAGTCTCGCCCTCTAGCTGGTTCATGCTCACTGAGGCAGCAGCACCGCCGCTCTTAGCGCTATCCAGCGTTAGAGATGTGTTGAACTTCTCCAGCATGTAGTTTGCAGCGCCATTGATAGTGCGCTTTACGATCACATAAACGTCAGCGATCTCAACGCCAACCGCAATAAACTCACCGTCAGTTGTAAACCGACTAGGCGCAATCACGTTCTGACCAACCAGAATAGAATACACCGCCATCGATCCATCCGTGGCATTTACCACAAACAAACGATCTGACTCATCCGTTGACGCCGCTCGACGCGCAGCCATATCAGTTGGATCTTTCAGCAAGTGAGAGCTGAGAGCAGAGATATTTTGGATCTGATACGATGCAGTCGTATCGCCAAACTGGAACGCATTGATAGACTTACCCTGGCGCTGAATAAACACAGATGCACCGTTAAGATCCTCAATCGGAATGCCAGCCTTTGCACCCAGCCGCGTTTGCGGGCGAACAAAGAACGATGAAGGCGTGATAGGATTATCACCAGTCTGGAGAACAACGAACTCACCGCCAGTTGTAAAGATGCGGAAGTCATTGCCTGAGAATAGATTAACAATCGTGTTTAGCTGATTGGTGTTGATCGTTGCTTCTACCGCCTCATCATCAAGGCCAGTGCCAGGATTGAAGTCAAAGTAGTTTATAACGCCAGAACCCCATACGGTATTGGGCCGCGACTTAGATCCACCGAAATATAACCGACCCTCATGGAATGCGGCAGACTTTGGCCACCCGCGAGTGTTTGACCATACATCCTCGTAGCCATGCTCGCTTTCCCAGTTACCGGCAGTAATTCCGCTAGTATCAAAGAAATTGACCTCAACAACAGCCTTCATTTCTGTGGCAGAAACAAACTCTACATATCGAGCGCGACCAAAGGTGCTGAGAACCTGAGCATATTCACCAACAGCAGCAGGAGCAAACGCCTCTACCTTATAACCTGTTGTTGCATCTGGAGCCGTATCCCATGCGGGATAAACCGTAAGAACCTTTGTGGATGCAACATAGTCCTCAACATGGCGCGTTTGGCTTGCGCCAGTGCCAGATGTTAAGGTTATAAACATTCCATTCGGCTGATCGTCAGAGGTGTATGACGATGATGATTTAAGCGTAATTGTATCTGCGCCACCCGCCTGTGCTGTGCCGGTGTCAGTTGTTACAGAAGATGCAGTGATCGAAATATTGCCGGTTGATGCGCTGGGCGTAATTGTAAAGTTTGGCTGGTGAGTATCAAACGCATAAGGATATTGCGGCAGATTGGTTAGCGGCAAGTTCTCCAGCGTCCAAGACGTATCGCTGTTTCTCACCAGGCGTTTGGTTTGCAGATCTTCATGGCAGAGAATGAGCGTATCAACCGCTTGCGTGTAATTGATCTCATCGAGCATGGCAGTCGTTATAGACGTTGCTGCAATGTAATCATTGCCAGAGCCGTTTATATTCGTTTGCAGCACGCCAGACTTAAATACATAGATGCGCTGATTAACGAAAACCAAAAAGTAGCTATCGGTTACGCTGTACTCAAAGGGAATAACCTTAAAGTCTGTGAACGTAGATCCAAAGTTATAAACAAACTCTAGCCCATCACGGCGTCTAAAGCCACCTTGAGGCTGAACGACTACATTCGTCGCTTCTTCCAAAGCATTCTGATATTGCTGTAGATCAGTACGAGCGCGAATAAGCGGATCAAGCTCGCCAACCGAGAAATTGGTTTGGAACTGGATGATCCGCATTTTAGTATCTCACATCAATAAGTGAATAATCCTCGATGACTTGCGGCGGCTTGCCACGACTATCAACATTCATTGCTTCGCGCATCAGACCGCCACGGCCACTATCAGCCGGTGAACCATATGTTAGAGCGCGGAAATAATCTGCCTTGGATATTTGATCGGTAATTACAAAGGCAATCTCAGAGGCCAGTGCAGTACGAAGCAAGCGAATAAAGTAATTCGGCATTTTGCTTTCCGCTATCGAGCCTTGATAATCAATAAAGACCTCTTCAAAGTTGGTATAGATCTGATCGCCATATATTTCCCACCCATACCGGATTGGCTGTTGGCCAAGACCTGAGCTTCTGAATAGAGCAATAACACCAGAGAGCATGTCACCAGGGAGCTGATAAGCATACTTCCATTCATCTACCGGCGTGAAAGACAAGCGACCAAGCTGCTCTTTCTTTACGCTCCAGCTCCAGAGATAGTTTGATAAGAGTGTATCGCGTACATCTGGATACAGTCTGTCGCAAGCCTGTGCTGCATCAGTACCCTCTGTGAACGACGAAATGGGCGCTGCGCCCAACAGGATAAGAGCATCCGAGCATATTGAAAGTGAGGTATCACCAGCGGCCATATTGCCCTCCTGTTAGTGGGGAAGGGGGGCCGAAGCCCCCCAACCTTATACTAGAACTGACGTTGTGATAACGCCAGCAGTGTTGGTTGCAATGAGGATCTGGCCCCCATCGCTTCCATATGTGTAGATCATATCACCAGTAGTGATTAGCCCTTCTACTGTGTTGAAGTAACCAGAACCGGCAATAGCCGCCTGGTTATCAACAGAAGAAGAATAGCTATACATTGCTGGAGAGCTGCCGCTCTTTGATGCAGCAACGGTTGACCAGTTTGCAGATGCGAATGCCATTGTCTACTCTCCTTATGCTTCAGTACAAGCGATTTTGACAATGCCTTCGCCGTCGATTGAAACGGAACCAGCAGAGAACATGGAGCTAACCAAGAACGATGTCTTTTCAGGGACATAGTTTACTTCAGTTTTTTGCGCCATTGACTCAGCGTAGCCCATTGAATCTTTGTGCCAAGCAAAACAGGTACGAGTTGAAGGCTTAGGAATACCACCTTCGTCACGATCACCCATTGTCAAAATGTTAAAGCCCATGAACGTGTTGATCTCACCTTGCACAAGAGCTTTTACCGCAGCAAAGTCTTGGCTTGTGATCTCTTGTTCACCGAGCAATGAATCGAGCTGTGTTGCGTGCATCAACAAGTAACGACCTTCAGATGGTACGTTCTTCTCGTTAAGAGCTTTTGCTGTTGCGCGTAGCTTCTCGATGTTCATGTCAGTGTTACCACCTGGGCCAACTGTTGTAGCAACAGCTGATGTGCCAGTAGCAGCATTCAAAGCATCAATCATGATCTGGTCCATGCGACGAGCGATAGACTTAGATACGACTTGAACCAGCTCAGAGCGCTCATCGAAGTTAATGTGCGATTGCTGGAAGATGTCTGAATATTCTGCCGCGATGTAATCTTCCATCGTTGCAGTTACCTGACCATAGGTCACGTTTAGTGGTGTGACATCAGTTTGTGGAACGCGAAGTGTAGCAACACCTTTCCCGATTGTGGGGAACTTTACAGTGTTTCCAGCTACTCCGCTGCGTGTCCTCATCGTGCCGCGAAGCAGCGATTCGGCTTGATACGCTTGTTTGACCTCAGAGTCGAAAAGATCAACAAACGCCGTAGTGACGTTCTGCGCCATTGCAGATACCTCCTAGTGGGTTTCAACAAAACGCTTCCGTTATCCGAGGTTCGGGCGGTCGCTTGCGCGTTTTGGCCGCGCCAGCCAGTAGAATACTACGTTCAACGGGCCGGTGCGCGGTTAGCCGTCAAGACCAAAATACACGCAAGCGATACTTATTGCAAGAGTTTAGGCTCTTTGCTGAGATTGGAACCATTGACGTTCCATTTTTGTGCGCCAAGCGGCATCAGTTTTCCAGCGGGGATCTGCGATTGCCGACTCAAGATCTTCCCTAGTAAAGTCTTGCTGCTCGACCACAGGCTTGATCGGAATGTTCTCATTCGTAATGGCCTGATGATACTTTAAGAACGCATTGATCGAGTCAGCATTGTTCAGAGAGT